ACAATTAAAACTAAGGAATATTTATGAGTAAATTTAATGGATTTTTTCCGCATTTTTGTACTTGTCTCCGCTCATTAAATGAAGAGGAGTGCAAGTTTATAGGGACGACGGGAGATCTAAAACCTTATGACGTTCATTGGTTTAATTGCCCTCATTGCAAAACTACATTTATAAAAAAGGAGAGAAGAAATGGAGAAAGTAAAAGTAGCGGTCGATCCAAAGACTTTAGACTTAATAATGAGCCCTCAAGCTCTTCAAGAGATCATAGACGGACAACGTAAAGAAGCCTTTGCCGAAGGCATGAAGACCGCTATTAAAAATAAACCTCAAGCGGCGACTAAATTTGATCCGGAAAAGCACGTCGATAATTCGCTTTATGGCTATACGACAATCGAAGGGCTCTCTCATCTTAATAATGGAGATGGAAAAGTCATTTTTGCAAGACGACCGGAAGGGATGGGAAAGCCGGTTTTTTGTAAAATTACTCCTTTAAAAAAGGAGGTTAAGCATGACTAAACTAGCTTATATTTGCTTATTGTGTTGGGCTTTTGTCGGAGGCTATGAGTTTGGAAAAAAGCAATATGAATCATTAACCGACGATCTTTTAAGAGTGACTAAAAAATGCACTACAAGACTCGAGAGGATCGTCTCATCGGCGGGACTATGAAAGTCCTCGACCTATTAACCGGAAAAGAAGTAATAATCGGAGATAAGGCGCTCTATATCGATAAGCTCGATATGCCTTATACTTCTCAAAATGATAGTCCGCGAGGGATTCTAATAGAGTTTCTCCGTAACCTTTTAAGACAAGAGAGATTTTAATGGATTTTATAATTTATATTGAAAAGATGGGAGTTGAGGCCTTAGCTGAAAAGCTCGGAACTACTCCCCCAAGTGTTTATCAATGGAAGACGCTTCAAACGGCCCCTCGCCCTGTTATGGCCTTTAAGATCATACAATTATCGGGAGGACTTCTCGACTTTAACGACATTTATAAGCCTTATGTCGACTCAAAGACGCAAGCGGAGAATCCGAATCAATCGAAATTAATTTAAGCTCGAGAGGAGAGAGAATATGGATAACATAGAAAAGATCCTCTCGGTTTATTGTAAGCTTGGATTTCACTTATTCCCCGTTAAACGCGAAACAAAGCGTCCGGCGATTAAGGATAATCTCAATCTTGCTTCGACTGATATGGATCAAATTAAAGAATGGATGCAAAAATTTCCCGATTGTAATTGGGGACTATCCTTAGCTAAATCGCGCATGGTCGCCGTGGACGTCGATTGGGCGTATGGTGGGATGGAATCATGGCTCGCTTTAATCGATGAGAAAGGGGAGCCTGAAACGCTCAAAGCGATATCAGGATCGGGAGGATTTCATTATCTTTTCAAAAGTGAGATCGGAGAGAAGTTTAGACGAGAGATCCAAAAAGGGATCGACGTTAAGCATAATGGATATGTATTAGTTTACCCCTCCGTCCATCAAACGACGGGAAATTATTATAAGTGGGAAAATTGGAAAAAGTTTGGCAATAAAATCGCTCGCCCTTCCAATTGGCTTTTAGATCTCATCAAAAAGGATGCGCGGACGGGTAAAAGCTCTCCGGTCTATAAGTTTGGAAACGATCATTTATCTAATTTAGTAAAAGAATTAAAGAAGTTTGATCTCGATTATCACGAATGGACTCAAGCGGGGATGGCAATCCATTCCGCCGATCCGAGCGATAATGGACTCGCCCTATTTTTGGAACTTACTCAAGGCCCATCGTTTGAAGAAGGCGACTTGGAGAAGGCCGAAGCGAAATGGGAAGGCTTCTCGGATAGGGAAGACGGGATCTCTTCGCATACTCTTGGATATTTCATTCGAGAAAAAGGCGGGATCGTTCCGAATCCTCATTATCAAGAGGATATAGATCTATTTAAGCGCTCTAAGATTGAAGAGTTTGAGAAGGCCCGCGAAGCAAATAAAGGCTTTTACAAGGCATTTAATCGCCTTATTAATTGGAGTCATGACTCAATTGTCGAAGAGTTTAATAAGATGGGATACGCCTTTTTAAAAGACGGATCTATGACGCCTTTTCTCAAGGTTTTTAAAGATGAGGACGGAGATATCCGCATCCAAAAGATGAGCGAAAAAGGCTTTGCCCTTGAGACAGCGCCTTATCAATACGCCCGGATCAATGAGACGGCAATGGATATTAAACCCGCTATGACTCCGGCCTATCGAGAGTATTTAGAGTCAACGGGTAAAAAGACCTATACGGATATCGTCTTCAAGCCCAATGCGAAGTCTTCCGAGCTTAACCTTTGGACGCCGGTTCAATTTGAGCCGGATTTTAAAGCGGATTGCTCCGAGATCGTAGAGCTCATTCATCGCTCTTTATGTAATAACGATGAGGTAAAAAGCGAATGGCTCTTAGATTGGCTCGCTCATATAGTACAAAAGCCCGAAGAGAAAGCGACCGTCGTCCCGGTATTGATATCGGAGCAAGGCGCGGGGAAAGGTCTTCTCATGGATTATATTATGAAAAAGATCCTTGGAAATCGCTATACGGCCGTAAATAGTGCGGATGAGCTTACGGCAAAGTTTAACGCTAAACTCTCAAAGAAGTTTTTAACCTTCATAGATGAGGCGACTTGGCGCGGAGATCATAAAGAGGATGGGATCTTAAAAAGATTTACCGCCTCTCCGACAATGACAATCGAAGAGAAATTCGGCGCTTCCTATGATATGGAGAACTTTTCCCGGTATTTGATCGCATCGAATAATCCCGAAGCGGTCGCAATGGAGAAAGGGAATCGCCGTTATGTCGTAATAGAGGCCAATGATAAGCTCGCAAATGATCTTTCATTCTTTGGGCCTATCGCCGATAAGATCAAAAATACCAATGAGACGAAGATAATCCAAGCGTTTTACGCCTTTCTTTTGGCCCGCGATCTCTCCAAATTTAATCCTTTTAAGATCCTTGAGGGGAATATGGATGGGAGACTCGCCAAGATCAAAACGGCGGGAGTCGTCGCTCAATTTTGGGAGGACGTGCTTTTTGAGAATCCAATGGGCGGACTTTGGGAAGAAAGAGGACTAAATATGACAAATGTTTGGGACGCTTTTTCGGAGTTCAAAAGAGATATTTCATCTTATGAGCGCTCAATTTCGGCGGCGGGATTTTGGACAAAAACGAGGGGCCTTGTGAAAAATATGCCTTCGAGAGTCGAAAAACGTCTCCCAGGTACTTCAAAAAAGGCGAGATTTATACAAATGTCTCCGAGGGGCCTTGCCGAATCTTTCTCTAACACGATGCAGATAAACTTTCCGGAGTCGTTTGACGAGGAGGAGTTTTACGAATTTGGCGCTCAAAAAGAGGATTTAGGGGAATGGTAAGAAATCAATCTATGTCCTCTTCGGTTACGAGATTTCAAAGGGCTATGCGCTCTATGTCTCCGAGTAAGGCGCTTATGTCTCTTAGGGACGGGGCGACCGGAGACATTGTAAGTTATTGTTTTAACTCTTTTTGTCTCTTATGTCTTATATGTCTCCTATTAAAAAGAAAGTATAATAATGAGAGGTATCTCTTATCTATAAATATTATATGATATATTTATATATTTAGTAACAAGGGATAGATTGATATTTCTATAGGAGAGTTTTTGGAGGGTAGGAGACGGAGACACGGAGACAAAAGCGAAAAGCGCGTTTGGATTGTGGAATATAAATGGATAGTGCGTCAAATTTATGACAGGGGTGAGAAATGATAAAAGACGAAAGATTGCAATGCGTTAATGCCCGTCATAGGCAAGCAAGAGAAGCGGCGATTTGGTTTATGTCGGGCTATGGGCTTGAGACGAAATATCGGAAAGTGATTAAAGAAATCTTTAAGACTTCCGGATTAAAAATAAAAGTGAGATTTGAAAGATTATATTAACACAATACACGATAATATATCTTATCGTGCATTATAAATAAGGGGATTTTATGATAGGAAATATTTTTGTTTATATCGTTCCGGTTAAATGTGATTTGCTCAAAGTGGGTGATCAAATGCGATTAAGGCAAATTTACGACGAATGCGACGAGTATTTTCAAAAGCTCGCGGAAGGTAAAAAGTTTTGACCGAGCAATACGTCCTCGAGCCATGCGGGCAAGGGCATATTAAGAAAATCATATCAAAGCGCGAACTCTACATTTTTGAGGGCGGCTTGCAAAATCATCAAGGAAGAGGAAAGATATGCGTAAAAGACTTCGGCTTCAAAGATTCCGGTTATTGGATGATTAAATTTATAGAAGCTTACAAGTGGGAGGGCGAATTTGTCCATGAGAGCAATTTACAGCCTTTGGAGGGCGAATATGAGACGTAATATCCAATTAATCATCCTAGACCATGAGAATAGGCTTAAAACGCTTGAGAGGGCCAATATTTTTAGCCCTAAAGGCTCGCTAAGTTATGAAGGTAAGCAATTGCGAATGGCCTGGATAAAATTAAAGATTGAATTATGGAAAATATTTTTATAGTCTTGACGGGAGAGGAAAGATCATGAATGAAAATAACGAAGTCGTAAGCGACAAGACGGCCGATGCCGTTAAAAACCTTCCGCCGGTAGATAAATCGGCGAGGTATCGAAATCCCTTAGCATACGGAAAGGTTAGAAATGACCTTTGTATTTGCGGATTGGGAAAGAAAATCAAAAAATGTCATGGACGCGATAACGCCGTTTCATACGATGATGCCCAAGAGATTCGGGGGCTCCTTTTGCGTTATACCGCTTCAAGAGACGCTTTACGTGCTAAGGCCTTAGAGTACGCCAAAAGCGAAGCGAAAGAGGGGCGAGAAGTGGATCCAAGAGAACTCGCCGCAATGACTTATCACGATGAAATTATCAAGAGAATGAAGTCCGTTAAGGCCATCAAAGAAGAGCTTGAGAAAGAGGATTAATGGCCCGCAATAAACAGGAAATGAAATTTTGCACAGCGCTTAAACACGCTTTTAAAGCGAAGGGCCATTTCTTCTTTAAGCTCCCGGACTCTCCGAGCGCTCAAAGGTTTATGATAGCTAAACCCTACGACGCCACGGCTTGCGTGAACGGAGCATCGATCGCAATCGAAGCCAAGGTCTTAAAGAAATACGAAGCTTTTGGGCGAAGACATTTGAGAGAGACTCAAATCAAGGGCCTTGACGATCATGCGCGCGCGAAAGGTTTAAGCTATGTAATCCTCGAAGTTATGGCCGGGCGAGGAGATTATCGGATGCTCTTTTGGCGATGGGATCATTTCGTCAAAGCGACCAAAAACGGAACGATCAAAAAATCCGAGCTTGAAGCTCATCCATATATCCAACGAAACGCCGATGAGAGCTACAATATTGGGACTCTCTTAAACGAAATCGATTATTCTACCTTTTAAAAAATCCCCTGAAAATTAGAAAGTTAAACTTTTCTTTACGTTTGCGTATTGACGGGCGACAATTTTTATATGAGTGCGGGGAAAAGAAAAAACGAAAAAGCGGTCGGAGACGACGTAAAACTTAGGCAATGTTTAAGATGCGATAAGGACTTTATGTCCTACTCGCCTCATAATCGTATTTGTCTCGACTGTAAAAAGAGCTCCGAATTTACGCGAGGTATATTTAGCGAAAGAGGCGAGGAGTATAACGGAAATGAAAAGGATTGCAGTGGCCCGTCATGACGGAGTAACTCAAATATGCATGGTCGCCCATTGGACGAAAGGCCATGTCCCTATGGAGATCGTCTTCCCAAACGGAGCGATCGTAGAATATTGGAAGACCTCCGCGGGAGGATTTTTCTACTACAAGGAAAAGAATTATGACGCCTAAACAGATAACTTTTTGCCAAAAATATTTATCCAATGGATTCAATGGAAAGAAAGCGGCGGAAGATGCGGGCTATACTGGCAACGTCACGGCCTACGCTCATAAGCTTTTACAAAAAGATCAAATAAAAGATTTCCTCGCTAAAAAAGCGGAGGTCGCAAGTGAGAAAGCGGATCTCTCAATCCAAAAGGTCTTAAATGACTTAGAGCTCGCCAAGGAAATAGCGCTCGGAAAGCCCGATCCGGATACCGGAGAGTATAAGAATGCGGATCTAAATCCCTTCCTTAAAGCAAGCGAAATGCAAGGGAAATACTTAAAAATGTTTACAGACAAAGTGGAAGTTTCGATCGATTCCCATACGGAACTTATGAAATTGATTAAAGAGAGATCCAATGGCGGATCTTAGTCCCAAAGAGATCGCCAATAATATTCATGATCCTAAATGGAGAGTATCAAATCTCTACAAGATTACGAATAAGCGAAAAGAGACAGTCGTCTTCAAAGCGAACTTTGCTCAAAGGTTTTTACAGGCTTCCATACAAAGATTTAAGGCCATACTCAAAGCGAGACAATTAGGGATATCGACCGAAAGGCTCATATACTACCTAGATAAGACCATTTTTAAAGAAAATCAGACGACTTGTATTATCGCCCATGAGGAGAAAGCAATTAAAAAGCTTTTTCGGATTGTGCGCTATGCCTACGATAATATGCCGCCTCTTTGTAAGCCCCAAGTCTCTAAAGGCGGAGGCTCAATGTATGAGCTATATTTCCCTACGCTCAATTCGAGAATTTATTGCGATTTGGAAGTAAGAGGGGATACGATTTCAAATCTTCATATCTCGGAGTATGCATTCGTAAAAAATAAAGACAAAATACTCGCTACAATCGACGCCGTCCCTATCGATACCGGGGAGATATCCATCGAATCGACTCCAAACGGGATGAATCATTTTCATGAAGATTGGGAAGATGCGGATTGGCCATTTGAGAAATTCTTTTTCCCGTGGTATTTCGATCCGGACTATTCGATCGAGTCTCCGCCCCTTAGCTATACGAAAGAAGAAAAAGAGCTCATTAAAAAGGCGAAAAACCTATTTGATATCGACTTAACCAAAGAGCAAATCGCTTTTAGGCGCTTTAAGATTAAGCAAAAGAAGAGTTTCGATCACTTTATACAAGAGTATCCGGAAGACGAAGTCTCATGCTTCCTTATGTCCGGAGAGGCCGTAATGGATCTCGTCGAACTTAATAAGATGCTAAAAGCCGCTCCCGAGCCCATCCATGATGAGAAAGGGCTTCGTATTTGGGAGTATTTCGATCCTAAAAAAACTTATGTTATTGGATGCGATACCGCCGAAGGCGTCGGGAAGGATTATTCGGTCGCTTCGGTTATATGCGTTCAAACGAGAAGACAAGTCGCTCAACTAAGAGGGCATTTTAAGCCTTCAATATTCGCCCAAAAGATCATAGAGCTTGCGGAAACGTATGTCGGGCGGAAAAGCTATTGGCCATTACTAGCGGTCGAGCGCAATAATCACGGCCATGCGGTCTTGCTGGCCCTCGAAGATACGCATAATTATGTAAATCTTTACGAGCATTCGGACGGGAAGCTCGGATGGCGAACGGACAAAGTCACTCGCCCAATTATGATAAATGCGTTTATCGACGCGGTAGATAATAAGACTTTTAAGCTTCAAGATCGCGATACCCTATCCGAATGCATGACTTTAGTAGATAATAATGGAAAGATCGAAGCTCTCGAAGGAAAGCACGACGATTGCGTGGTCGCTTCGGCAATTGCTATCCAAATGGTTATCGATCAAAGCGATGCGGCGACCTTTACGGAGAATATTTTAAAGGAATAAGAGAGGTTATATGAGTTCAATTAATTATGATGGATGGAGTAATATTTTAACGGGCCTTGGCCGAAGTGGGAAAGACAAGCGAGTCGCCCTCCAAGCTACTTGGGAGCGTTTATCTCGATATGACGTAGAGTCAATCTATGCCGTGGACGATGCGGCGGAAAAGGTAGTCGACGACGTCGTGGACGAAGCTTTCCGAAAAGATATTATATTCACTCACGAAAATGCGAACGGAGATTTCAATAAAGAAATGCATGATTATCTCACGACGATTAATTTCTTTCCAAAATTCATGAAAGCGGCAAAGCAAGGAAGGCTCTACGGCGGCGCTGTCATGCTCTTTGGAATAGACGATGGGCAAGATCCGGACGAAGAGGTAAATTTCGATCAAATTAGATCGGTTAAATGGTTCGACGTCGTGAATAGATGGGATCTAAGCGTTATGGGCGTTCAAAGTGACGTTTCAAGGAAAGGATTTAGAGATCCTCTTCTCTATTCGTTTAGTGATGGGGCCTTATCGGATTCCGATCTCACGGGGATGCTAGTTAACTCTTCTAGGACAGTTAGACTCGAGGGAAACATACTTCCAAAAGAGCTATACGAAGCAAATAATTATTTTCATGATAGCGTTTTAACTAAATTTCTCAATCCGCTAAAAAATTGGAATAGCTCTTACGATTCCGTCGCGACTCTCCTCCAAGATTTCGCGGCCGGAGTCTTTAAGATGAAAGGGCTCTCCAAATTAATCGGGGCGGGCATGGACGAAGCGGTCATGAAGAGATTATCTCTAATTGATATGAAGAGAAGTCTCGTTAAGTCCGTCGTAGTCGACTCGGAAGAGGATTTCGAAAGAAAAGCGACTCCATTATCCGGGATCAAAGACGTTTTAGAGCGAATGGATAATAGGCTAGTATCGGCTTCTCGGATGCCGCATACTCGATTATTAGGACAAGGCTCGACGGGCAATTTGTCCGGTGCGGGCGATTCCGAAGAGAAAAATTGGCATGATTATGTAAAAACGAAACAAACGGGCGAGTATTATCCTAAGCTCATGGAAGCTTTAGTAATCCTTTTGAGGGCCAAAGACAATCCGATCACTAAAGGGCAAATCCCTAAAGGTTTTGATTTCTCTTTCCCTCCGGTTAAGGAAATGAACGAACTTCAAAAGGCGCAAATCTATAAAACTCAAGCGGAAGGCGATCAAATCTATATGATGAATCAAGTCCTAGATCCGGACGAAGTGGCGATAAGCCGATTTGGCGATAATGACGAAATGAAAATCCGTCTTGAGATCCGAGAGCAAAATCTCGAAGAGGACGTAATCAAAACTCCGGGAGATCCGAACGATCCAAGCGGAGACGCTGAATAATGGCCATAAATAAGAATCCGGACATAGCTTCAAAGCTTAAAGCTCGGAAGAAATTTAGGGAGAAAAGAGGAAAATCGACCACAATTGAGCCAAAGTCTCGAGGAAATTTTCCTCTTATGATCGAAAGGCGTTATGAGAGAGATCTCGTTAGGACTGTAAATCAAGCCCATGACCTTGTAAAAGACACGCTCTTTCCTCAATTGGAAAGCATCCTCCGGGAAGCAAGGGCCGAAGATCCGCGATTCGATTCTTATGTCGATAGCTTTGTCGCGATCATTGCGGGCATAAAGCTTGCTTTTGGGCAAAAAGTTAAGCCGATCGATTTGGAAAGAGGCGCTCAAGATAGCGCCCAAGACGTCGAGCAAGCAAATAAGGCAATATTTGAAAGGCAATTTTCGCAAGTTTTAGGCGTAAAGCCCTTTTTGACGGAGCCTTGGCTTGCCGCCGAAATGTCCAATTATGTCGAGCAAAACGTAACTTTAATTAAATCAGTACATGAAGAGTATTTTAAAAATATTGAGTTTGAAGTCCTAAATGGAGTCCAAACGGGGCGAAATACTAAAGATATCGCTAAGGCCATAAGCAAAAGGACGGGAGCTTCAAAGAAAAGAGCTCGCCTAATTGCTAGGGATCAAGTCGGGAAACTTAATTCGAATCTCGCTTCAAGACGAGCCGCCGAAGTGGGCGTAAAGAAATTTCGATGGTCGACTTCGGGGGATGAAAGAGTCAGATCGTCCCATCAAGCCTTAAATAATAAGATATTTACTTATAAAGACGGAGCAAGCGTAGACGGGGATTCAAACGTCTTGCCCGGCCAGCCTATTAATTGCCGATGCGTGGCCATCCCGATTCTTTCGACAATAAACGACTAAGGGCTAGGCAAGCGGAGTAATGGAGAATAATATTAGAGTATGAAATCGGTTAAGCGTTTAGATTTATTTGAGGAAAATTTCGAGAAAGTCAAAAAGACGGATGCGGGATTTTTACGTCTTCCTATTCGAGCGACTCGAGTAGGGATCTTTAAGTATTTAATGCCCGACGGGAAAATAAGACGAGAACTTCGTCCGCCCGAAGAGGTTTTTAATGTCGATTCGATGGAAACTCTCGCGGGAGTTCCTATTACTGTTAAGCATCCTTCGGATCTAGTAAATACCAAAAACTTTTCACTTCATAGCGTAGGAATGACGGGGGATAATGTCGTCGCTACGGATAAAAGATTTCTCGACGTATTTGGGACGATTGCAAAAGAGCGCGTCGTAAAAATGATCGAAGCAAAAATGGACAAAAAAGAAAGCCAAGAGGTATCATGCGGATATACCGCGGACGTTGACGAAACTCCCGGAGTTTTTGAAGGCGAAGTCTACGACGTAGTGCAAAGAAATATTCGATATAATCATATCGCGCTTGTCGATCGAGGCCGTGCGGGGAGCGAAGTAAAATTAAGACTAGACGAGGATCAAGGGATCACTTACGATAAAAATATAAAGATAGGAGAAGATTCAATGGAAAAAGAAATCTCAATTGACGGAATGAAAGCAAAAGTAGACGAAAAGTTTGCGGATGCATTCGAAAAAATGATGAAAAAATCTAAAGAAGATATGGAAGGAATGAAATCCAAAATGTCTAAAGCGGAAAAGAAAGGCGATGAGCTTGCGGAAGAGATTAAAACTCTTACAAAAGACAAAGATACTCTTGAAGCTAAAAAAGATTCTTTAGAGGATGAAATCAAAAAAGTAAAAGAAGAAAATAAGCCGGTTATAATGGATGCGGATCAAATCGACTCTTTAGTCGAAGAAAGATCAAACGTATGCGCTACGGCGAGCGAGATAATTGGGGGGGAGTTCAAAAAAGACGGATTTTCTAACCTTGATATCAAAAAGCAAGTAATCGCTAAGATCAATCCGGACTTAAAATTGGATGAAAAAAGCGAAGACTATGTAAATGCTCGTTTCGACGCAATCTCGGAAAACACTTCAATGTATGAAGATAAATTGAAGAAAGCAATTGAGGGCGGAGTTAAGAAAGACAGCAAAGACAGTAAAAAGGCCCCTTTAAGTGCGGACGAAGCGAGAAAGAAAATGATCGCGGATTCGGCGGAAGGGTATACGCAACCATTAACAAAATCAAAAACTAAATAAGGAGAGAAGATATGTCTCAAACTAACTATCAAGTAAATTTTGACAAAGCTTTCGAGGGTATGCTCGGAGACGCAAATCACATGGACGCCTTTTCAAGAGTAATCGAAGGCGCGAACGTACTTTTCGGGAAAGCTGTTACTTTTGGAACGAATGATAATCAATGTAAAGCCCTAAGCGCTATTAGTGAAAAAGTGGCCGGGATTGTTATCCATAAGCATATCGAAGAGGGCGAGCTTTTAGAAAAAGACGCGGTATCTCTTCTTAGAAAAGGCCGTATCTACGTTAAAGTCGAAGAGGCGGTAAGCCCAGGCGACGCGGTATTTGTTAGAGCGGTAGTGGCCGGAGCGGAAGAGGCGGGATCGTTTAGAGCGAGCGCGGATTCTACGGATTGCATCGATATAAGCTCTAAAGCTGAATATTTAACAAGTGCGGAAGCGGGCGAGTTCGCTTTAGTGGACATAAACCTAGTATAAGGAAATTAAGGAGATAAATCATGGATAAGCAAGTAAAACTCGACGCCCAAGAGACAATCTTTTTCGAAAGAGAGCTTGAGCAAATCAAAGCGAAGACATACGATAAAAAGTATCCGGAGCTTAAAATTAGAAAATTAGTTCCCGTTAATAGTGACGTAAATCCCGGAGCGGAGACGATCACTTATTGGCAATATGACGAAGTAGGGATGGCAAAAATTGTCGAGTCTTACTCAAAGGATTTCCCGAGAGTAGACGTTCGTAAGAAGCAATTTTCAAGCCCTGTTAAGTCGCTTGGGGATTCTTACGGATACTCAATCCAAGATATTAGAAAGGCTCAAATGACAGGGACTCCTCTTGAGCAAAGAAGAGCGAACGCCGCGAGAAAAGCTATTATGCAATTGGAAGACCAAATCGGATCTTTCGGGGATGCGGATAGCGGACTTCAAGGTCTTTTTACAAATCCTAACACTCCGGAGCTAGTTTTAGCCGCGGACGGGGCGGGATCTTCAAAGGCTTTCGCAGATAAGACTCCGGATCAAATCCTAAGAGATCTTAACCTTATGGCCAATACGCCGGTAGAGAATACCAATGGCGTTGAGACGGTAGATACTCTTTTACTTCCGGTAGATCAATATACTTATATTGCTTCGACTCCGAGAAGTGCGAATAGTGATACAACTATTTTAGAGTATTTCCTAACTAAAAATCCATTTATCCAAAATGTAGATCATTACTACAAGCTTGCGGGCGCGGGAGCGGGCGCAACGGATAGAATGTTCTCATATAGAAGAGATCCGGACGTTATGACTCTTGAAATCCCTCAAGATTTCGAGCAATTCCCTCCTCAAGAGGAAGGAATGGAGTACAATGTTTATTGCCACGAAAGATTCGGCGGCGTAATCATTTACTACCCGCTTGCGACTCTTTTTGCGGACGGGATTTAATAGTCAAATTGAAAAAGTGAATATAACCTAAAAGGGAGGGCGCGTCCCTCCCTTTTTTGTATAGAGAAGAGAAGAAAGCTTATTGATAGGAGGAAATTCAATGCTAATTAAAAACAAGACAGTAAGATTATTTAACTTTGGTAAGAAAATGAAACTTATCCCGGGAATGAATGACGTTTCCAAGTGGAAAAAGCATGACCTTGAAGGGATCAAGGGCCAGCTTAAAGAGCTTGAAGAAAGAGGGGATATCGAAATGCCTAAGATGGAAATCGACGACGATTTCGCCGAAGGTCTTTTAACTCCTCTTAATGCGGGAGACGCCATTGCGGTCGTAAAGGAAACTTTCGACTATGACAAGCTTATGGAGCTTCAAGCGGAAGAGAGCGAAGGAAAGAATAGAGCTACGGTTATTAAAGCTCTTGAGAATCAAATCGCTATCAATGAAGATGCTCTAAAAACGAGCGAAGAGTAATAATTTGGGAAGGCTTTACTCATCCTTTGGCCTTCAATATAAGCGAAGCGGCGGAGAATCCAAGGAAGGAATCAAAGTCCAAGGATGGATCGCTCCGCTACTTTTTGAGGTAAAATTATGAATCCTACAATTGACGAATTTTTAGATATATTCGACGAATTTAATAGTTTTAACTCTAACAAAGTAGAGTATTACTTTAATTTGTCTCTCGGTCAAGTAGGCAAAAACGCCTTCGGCGATTGCTACGCTCAAGCCGTTTATCTTATGACCGCTCATAATTTAACTATGAGTAGCCCGTCAAAAGCGGGCGCGGGCCAAAAGTCTTCGGAGAAAGTGGGCGATATTGCCGTTTCATATAATACCGGAAGCGCCGATGGGCTCGACGCATATTTGACTCAATCTAATTACGGGCTTCAATTTATTGAGCTAAGAAATTCTAAAGTAATTGGGATGAGCATTGTAGAGGATTGTTAATGAGCGTCCAAGACATTGATCGCGGATATAAAAAGCTTTTTGAAATGGCTGAAAAAATGTCACGGAAGCCTTACGTTAAAGTCGGAGTAGTCGGAAACGCGGCGAAAGAAAGAGACGACGACGGAGCAACGGTCGCGGAATATGCTTCATATAACGAGTTTGGGACGGAGAATATCCCGGAGAGATCTTTTATTCGTGCTACAATTGACGAGCGAAGAAATAGGCTTTTCGGAAAAGCTTTTCAACTTCAAAGCGCCGTTTTAGCGGGCAAAATGTCCCTTGATCTCGCTCTCGATCAAATTGGGCTTTTAACGCAAGCAAATATTCAGCAAAAAATTGAAAAATTAAGAGATCCGGCAAATGCACCTTCGACGGTCGCGGCAAAAGGATCTTCAAATCCTCTTATCGATACGGGAAGACTTCGCCAATCGATAAGCTATGAAAAAGTCAAAGGCGGAGACGATCTTGGGGGAGCTATTTAATGGAATGCTTATTAAATGCAATGGATATCCAAGTAAAAAGAAGAGGCCATCGGATAAACGTCCGGGGCGTTCTAACCGAGCAAGAGGGCGAAGATTTCTCAATTAAAGGAAACTTACAACCGGAGCGCAATTTACGCGTTATCCGAGAGACGTTTGGCTCTCATATAGAGGCGGCGATCAAGATATATAGTGAGACAAGGCTTCGCACGGAAGAGGGCGACGGCGACGCGGATTTGATCCTTTATGATGGAAGAGAATGGGAAGTCGCGGAAAATCGTCATTATGATATTGTCTTACCGCATTATAAAATCATAGCAATTTTAAGGAAAGATGAGCGATGAGCATAATAGAGGATAAATCCATAAATAATGATTTGATCTATGACGTCCTATGGGAATCCATTACGGAAGGTCTAGGGATCGAAGTCATGCGGGCAAATCAATCCGGAACTCGTTCCCCTGTAAACGAATCCGACGAGCCCGCGCCTTATGCGACTATCCTTTTAAATCCCGGCCCGACCTTTGAAGGCCAAGACGAAGAGCGATACGCGATAAACGGATCAGGCGTCAAGGTCGAGACGGTCGGGCAAAAAGAGCTCGTCCTTTCGGTTAATATCTACCGAAAAGGGGCTTTAAATCTCATGGCGAGATTGCAAAAGCTTCTCCAAACGAGGATTTTTAAAGATACTATATTTTTAAAAGCGAAAGATCTTGGATTCGAGCTACAAATAATCGATGCTTTGTCTTCTCAAGACCTATCGGAGCTATTACAATCTAATTATGAGGAGCGAGCCCAAATGGACGTCGCTTTGAGGACTACTTCGTCAATTACTCAAAGCCTAGATCCTATCGATAGCGTAGAGATCACGGCGAGCATAAAGAATGAGGCGGACGAAATAGTAGATAATGGGACTATAACTATTCCATAAGGAGAATGAATATGAGTGAACTAGATCGAATTATTAATATCCAAATCGATCGTCAAACGACGGCCGTAAGCCAAAAAGGCTTTGGGACTATGCTACTTGTAGCGGACGAAGCGGATAAGCCCGTGGGCCAAACTTCAAGAGTAAGAGTCTATGATGCGGATTCTTTCAAAGACGATTTTGCGGTAACGGACGCGACTTATATCGCTCTTTTAGCGTATTTTAGTCAAGTCCTTTTACCGGAGCAAGCTATCGTCGGATATGTCGAAGGCGCGGAAACGGTAGGGGATGCATTGACGGCAATTTCGGAAGAGAACGACGATTGGTATGCTCTCGCTCTTACAAGTAGAGTAGAGGCAGATCAAGAGGCGGCGGCGGCTTATATTCAGTCCGAAGCTAAGATTTGTGGGCTTGGCTCGGCGGAAGCGAATATCTTATCGGCTACGACTCCAAATATTGCAAATACTCTTTTCGATAATTCGTACTCGAGATCATACTCATTCTATAACGCCGAAGCGGCGACAAAATATCCGGAATGCGCATGGTTTGGGAGAGTTTTACCGGCCCTTCCGGGATCAATTACTTGGAAATTTAAAACGCTTTCGGGAATCATTCCGGATGCTTTAAGCGGGACGGCGAGAACGAATATTCGTAACGTAAAAGGTAACTACTATAATAGAATCGGAGGCGTTTCAATCGCCGAAGAGGGATGGATGGGAGACGGATCTTTCATCGACGAAATTCGAGGCGTAGATTTTATCAAAGCTAGGATGCAAGAGGCGATTTACGCTAGACTTGTTAATCTTCCGAAGGTTCCTTATACGAACGCCGGAGCGGATATCATCGTAAACGAAATGGAAGCGGTCTTAAAGTTATCCGAAAGCCAAGGGATCTTAGTTCCGGGCCTTTCGGTAGTAACTAAACCAAACGTAAGGGATCTCCCTTTTAATGATAAGGCGACGAGAAATCTTCCTAACCTTACATTTAGAGCGATCTTACAGGGCGCAGTACATAGAATCGAAATTCGCGGCGTAGTAACTTTATAAGGATAATAAGGAGATAAAATATGAAATCATATTCACCGGGCGAAATTAGCGTAATTATAGACGGCCAAATCATTTCGGGATTTGCGGAGGGAACTTTTATCTCCGTAGCAAGAGACGAAGACTCTTCGACTTTTGTCCCAAGTGCAACGGGCGGCGGATCACGAACTAAAAACGCCAATAAAGCGGGTAAGGTTACTCTTACTTTGCAGCAAACAAGTGCATCTAATCAAGTCCTTTCGGATCTTTTGAAAGCGGACGAAGATGGAGACAATAGCGTCTTCCCGATCTTAATCAGAGATAATTCCGGAACGGATCTCCATAAGGCCGAGCAAGTTTTTATCGTTAAGTACGCCCAAGGGGATTACGCGAAAGAGCTTTCTAACCGAGAGTGGATCCTTCAAGCCGAAGTTTTAGAAATGAATTTAGGCGGAAACTAATTAAATTTTAATCTCATAAGCGGAGAGGGAAGAGAAGACTTCTCCGCTTTATATTATCGTAGGGAGGTAAAAAATGAGAGAGCCAAAAGAAGTCA